TTTGCAGAGTGGTTAGGTTTAGAAAATGAGGGTTTAATGAAACACTATGGCTTTGATGGCACAGATCAATACAGATATGCGAGGATATTTTAATGTCATTTGCAGCACCAGCACTACCTTATATAACAGCAGGAACTCAAATAGTAGCAGCTTCTCAAGCAGGTGCATTAGGTAAATATAATCAAGACGTTCAAAATAGAAATGCTTTAATTTATGAACAAGAAAAAGAAAGATTAGAAGGTAAACTAAATTTTGACCTTGCAAGATTTGATGATCAATTTAGACAATTTCAAGGTAAAACCACAACAGCAGTATTAACTAGCGGTGCAGATTTATCTGGTTCTGGTTTAAGAGTTAAACAATCAAATGCCGAACAAGCAGAAATAGAAAAAGGTGTTATGGAATATAATACAAAAGTAGCAGCATCACAGGCTGAAGAAAAAGCAAACTTTGCAAGAATACAAGGTAAACTTGCAAGAATGGAAGCAAAACAAGCACAAATAGGTTATGTAGCTGGAGCCGGAACAAGTTTATTAAGGATTGATTAATGGTAAAAATACCTACATTTACATCTAAAGAATCAATTACAACAGAATCATCTGGAGTAGTTTCAAATATAAAACTATCACCAAGATCAACTATGGCATCTGCATTACTTCCAGCTGCAAGAGAAGTTGAAACATACGCATTAAAAAAAAGAGATAATGAAGAAAAATTAGAAGCTAAAAAAACTTTATTAGAATTAAAAGCTGAATCAGATAAAATTATTGAATCACAAAAAGATAATCCTAATGAAAAAGAATCTATAGGTGTTTGGAAAAATAGTTTTAAACAATTATCTAATAATAAATTATCTAATATACAAAACAAAAGAATAAAAAAACTTGTTGAAGATTCTTTGGCATTAGAAAATTTAGAAAGTGTTTATCATTTAAAAACAAATTCTTTTAAAGCATACGAAAAACAAAGCATACAAGTATATAATGATAAAATTAATATGGATGTTGCCAAGTACAAAGGTACAGACAATGCTATATTAAAAGCTAAATACAGAGCAGAAATATATCGTGATGCAGAAGATTTTAATAAAGAACATGAGTTAGGTTCTGCTGATTTAAAAAAAAGATTACAAACAATAGATGCAACCTTATTATTTACTGATGCAGATTATACTATTGGTTTAGGATTTAATAATGCTGCAGAACAAATAGCAAAACTAGATTCTGATATTAATGGAGCTTCTTTTATAAGTGATGATTTGTTTAGTAATAATATATTTAATTCTTACAATCAAAAAATAAGTGATTTAACTATTAAAGGTGATCCTAATTCAGACTATGATGAAGCTATAAGATTATTATCAGAATTAGAAAACTTTAAAAGATATACTGGAAGTAAGGTTATTTCTGAAAAAAAAGAAATTGAATTTGCAGATTTAAAACAAAAAATATTAGTAGAACAAATACAGCATGAAAATTTATTAGAAAAACAAGTTGATAATAAAGCATTTTTAGATTTTTCAAATGATTCTAAAACTAGCTTATTAAAAACTATTACCGATAATAAAGCAGGTATACCACCAACTCTTGAAGATCGTCTTATGGCAAATGAAATTGAATCTGAATATGATCAAATGGTTAGAGATTATTTAGATGCAGATCCAGAAGCAAGTTTACTAAATAAAAAATCATTTGTAAGAAATTTAACATTTAGTTTAAGTAATATTTATCAAGATAGAAAAATTAGTAAAATAAAATCAAGATCATTTACAGAAGATACTTTTGATATTATTGCTGAAAAAAATAGAGTTATGGAAGATGTTAAACTTTTAGCACTAGATGAATTAGATGTAACTACAAGAATGAGATATGAAAGAATTGCAAAAGCACAAGGCTATGTAACTACTATTAATGTAAATGGTAAACAACAAAAAATAGGAGATATTGGTGCTTACTTAAATTTGCCAATATTAGAAAGACAAGTAAAAGCAACTGAAATATTGGAATAATATGACAACACAATTATCTCCAGAAGTTTTAGGAATTTTAGAGTTAGATGAAAAAGAAACAAAACCAATAATTCCTATACAATCTGGTTTACAAAAAAAACCAGATGAAAAAGATTTTAACTGGTGGAAGGTTTTAGATGATATGGCAAGTTCTGTTCCTCAAGGTGTCATAAATTCAGTTGAAGCTCAAGGTGATTTTATAGATGAAAATATTGTTTCTCTTGGAGGACTTGAGTTTGGAGATGGAGATGGATCGCTTACATTTAAAGATTTTATTCCAAAATATGTTACACCTACAAAATGGAAAGAGGGTAAGTATTCAGAAAAAAGAAATTTACCAGTATTTCATCAACCAGAAACAAAAGCAGGACAAGTTACCGAAGGAATTACAAGATTTCTAACTGGTTTTGCAGGACCTTCTAAATTTTTAAAAGGTTACCCTAAACTAGGAAGATCAAGAGCCTATATTGCTGGAGCTATTGCTGATCTTACTGTGTTTGATCCTAATGAAGGTAGATTATCAGATATGTTGATACAATTTAATTCACCAGTTTTAAATAATGCTGTTACTCAATATTTATCAACAAGTGAATATGATACAGAAATGGAAGGAAGATTAAAAAATGTATTAGAGGGAATGTTTCTTGGTGGACTTGTTGATGTAGTTGCGGCTGGATTAAGAACAACTCCTAAAACAGCAGAAAAAATATATCATGGTATTAAAGGTTTTAAAAGAATGAAAGCAACTAATGATCTTGGTCAAAGAGCAAAAATTCAAAAAGAAACTTCAGAAGTTATTAATGATATTGAAAATCCTAAAATTAAAAAAGTATCAGAAACAATAGATATTTCTAAAGATGAAAAAATATTAAAAAATATAGATAATTTTACAATAACTTCTAAAAAAAATTATTTTGCAGTAGCATCAAAAACAAAACAATTAGTAAAAGAATTTAGTGGTATCCCTGCAAGTAAAAAAGAAAAATATATTATTCAAACAGAATATTCAAAAAGATTAAATGCTATGACAGTAAGTGATGTAAATATTATTAAAGAATTTAGAAATTTAGGTGCGGGTAAATCTCTTTATAAAATTGCTATTAAAAATGCTTTTGATAAAGGTTTAGATTTTGCATCAGACAACTCAATATCAGAATCAGCTTTAAGAGTTTATAAAAGTTTAGAAAAAGATGGTTTTGATGTTGTTTATAATAAAAATGTAAAAACTGTAAAAAATGAAGGTTTAGATGTAAATAGAGGAAAACAAATTATAACTATAGATAACACAGATCCAATGCCTGTAGTTTTAATAAAAAGAAAAACAAAAGATTTTAAAATAAAAAGTAAAAAAGTAAAACAAGCAGCATTTGAAGGCAATGCTTCTATTAATTTAAAAGAAGCAATTAAAACAATAAAAACTACAAAAGAAACAGCTAAACAAGCATCTGAACTTTGGATTAGTAGAGTTGTTAATACTGGTGCATTTAAGAATGGTACAGAAGTTTTAAATACTATTGATAATATTACTGATAATGCTTTTGATGATGTTACAAAAGAATATTTAGAAAATGATGTTTTAACAAATGAAGTTGCAGAAGAGTTAGCAAATCTTTTATCAAGAGATAAAAATGAAGTATTAAAAACTGTTTTTAAGGAAAAAGATTCAAAAGAAGGTGCTGTTAAAATGTTATCAACAAAACAAGTTCTTCAAGATTTAGCATTTGATTATCAAAAAGTTTCTGGAAAATATCTTAATCAATTTGGAGATGATGTTTCAAAATGGTCAAAAGAAGCAAAAGAAGAAATTAGTTTAAGAGGACAAGTTATTGCAGAAACCTTTTATAAAACAAAAGAAATTATAAGAGGTGCAGCAAGAACTACTCAAGCAGGTAGAATTAAAGTTACAAGGTCTGGTGGTGAAATTTTAGAAATAAGTAAAATTGCAAATTTATTTAAAAACTTTGATTCAAATCCAGCGGTATTAGCAAAAAAGGTAAAGAACATAGCTCCTAATCAAATTATAAATGAACTATCAAAATCTAAATTTTCAAAATATATTGAAGCATTTAATTCTCTTTTTATTAATGGATTGTTAGGTGGTACTTACACTCACACAATAAATATGCTTTCAAATTCTTATGAGTTATTTTTAAAACCTATAGAAGTAATGGCTGGTGCTACTGTAAGAGGAGATGCAAGAACAATAAGATTAGGTTTTGCTCAATATCAAGGAATGATTTTTCAAATTAGTGATACTTTTAAAGCTATTAGAACTGCTTTAAAACAAGGTGATGCAATTCTTGATCCTTTTCAAAGAACACAAGATAATTTACAAATAGTTAATGGTAAAGCAATAAGACCTATAAGTGCAAGTGCTTTAGAAGTTTCTGGAATTACTGGAAATGCAGTTGATTTTATAGGTAAAGTTGTTGAGCTTCCTATAAGACTTTTAATGACAGGAGATGAAATATTTAAACAATTAAATTATAGAGGAAGATTATTTTCTGGAGCTATTGATAATACTTTAGAACTTGGATTAGATGTTGGGTCAAAAGAAGGCAAAGCTAATATTAAAAAAATATTTGATAATGGTTTTGATAAAAATGGAAAAGCAAATGTTGTAGATAATGATATAGCAGCAAAAGCATTAGCGGGAGCAAGAGAAGCAACTTTTACTAATGGTTTAAATGATGGTAGATTTTTTAATATTGGATATGCTTGGCAAAAATTTATTGAACAAGCTCCATATTTAAGATTTTTAACTCCATTTGTTAGAACACCAACAAACCTTTGGAGACAATTTGAAATGAGAATACCTGTTTATGGTGCTTTTACAAAACCAATGAGAGAAGCATGGAATAGTGGAGATCCTAGAGCTAGAGCAGATGTTTTAGGTAGACAAATTTTTGGTGTATCTGCAATGACGTATGCGAGTTATTTAGTTGCATCAAATATAGAAGATAGAGATGGAAATATTTACAGAAAAATTACAGGAGCAGGACCTAAAGATTATCAAATAAGAAAACAATGGGAAGCTAATGGTTGGCAACCTTATTCTATTGCACAAAAAAATGAAGATGGAAGTATAACTTACAAACAGTACAATAGAATGGATCCTCGTTTTTATATTTTTGGAATTATGGCGGATATTGCAGAAAATTCAGATAACATAAATGATGTAGATAAAGAAAATGTTGCTTTTGTTGCTTTAACTTCTGCTGCAAAAGGATTGTTAAATAAAGCATATATGAGAGGTTTAGCTGATGCGTATGAAGTTGCTTCAAGTGATGAACCTAATCAAATTGAAAAATACCTAGGTAGACTTGTAGGTAACTCAATACCTTATCAAGCATTTGTTGGTCAAGGTTTTCCGGGTATTATAGAAGCTGATGCAGAAAGTTATGAAGCTAGAGGATTTGTAGATGAGATAATAAAAAAATCTTATTTTTTATCTAAAGATGAAAAACTAGAACCAAGAAGAGACATATTAACTGGAGAACCAATAGTTAAAAATCCAACTTCTATATATTATAATCCAGAAGGAGGTTTATCATATCTAGGATTAACAGTTGGACCTATAATGGTAGGTAGAAAATCTGATATAAAAGAAGATAAAGTTCGTGTTGAAATTATGAGATTAAAAAGAAGATTATCTCAACCAAATAAAAATATTGGAAATATTGATTTAACTGAAGTTAAAAAAAATAATCAATCTGCTCATAATTATTGGATAGAAAGAATTGGCAAAACTGAAGTTAATGGTCAAAATTTATATGATACTTTGTCAGAAGTTATTGAATCTGTAAATTATGAATTTGCTCAAGAAGGAGATGAAAATAATCGTGGAGGAAAAGAAATTATAATAGATAATGTTTTTAATGCTTTTAAAAGACAAGCAAAACAAGACATGATAGAGGAATACGATTTATCAGATTCAATTCAACAAGAAAAAGAACAGGAATATAGTTTAAGAGAACCATCTTATGATACAGAAGAACAAAAAGGAAAAGAAATATTACCTAGAAAAGAAAAAGATAGTTTTTCATTTAACTTATTTAGTAAAGCAGAAGCTGCTGAAATTGATATAGAATCAAATGAATTTCAAAATGTAGATTTTAATTTTATTGAAGATAGAGAAGGTTTTAAAATTATTGGCTATGTTCCAGATTCTAAAGGTTCTAAATCTGGAGTAACTATTGCTTCTGGTTTTGATTTGGGTGCTAGAAAACTATCTGACTTAAATGGTTTACCAGAAGAAATAATTAATAAATTAAAACCATATTTAGGTTTAAAAGGTAATGAAGCTATTTCTAAAGCTAAACAATTAAAAATTACTAGAGAAGAAGGTAAAATTATTAACAAATTTGCTAAAAAAGAATCGTTAAAAAAACTTGAAAAAGCATGGAAAAAAACTACAGGAGAATCTTTTGATTCACTAACAACAGAACAAGCTACAGTAGTAGCATCTGTTGCTTTTCAATATGGTAATTTAGAAACTGAAACTCCAAATTTTTGGAAATATGTAACATCAAATCAATGGCAAAAAGCCTATGATGAACTTATGGACTTTGAAGATAACTATTCAACAAGAAGAAAAGAAGAAGCAAAATTACTTTTTGAATATTTAAAAAAGAACAAAAAATGAATAAAAAGTAGAAAATAAAATGAAAAAGCATTATAAACAAGAATATTTATTTACAAAACCCCTAACAAGTAATAAAGGTTTTTAAGTTATGACAGTATCAAGCACAACAGTAAAAAATTCATATTCGGGTAATTCAAGCACAACAGCTTTTGCCTATACCTTTAAGATTTTTGCAGACACAGATTTACAAGTAATTATCAGATCCTCTACAGGAACTGAAACAACCAAAACTCTA